GGCCACGCTTCTAGCGTTCTGCATACCCGCCGCCGGGGTTAACGGGCGTTACGTGCCGACATAGCCGCCGCCGGGCTTCACCGGGCGAAACAGGCTGCCGCCGAGCATTAACGGGCGCGATCAACGAAAGGAGCAGATCAAACCCAATATAGGAGTGCTCGGCCGTGGCCGACATGAATGTAACTGCCGCCAGACCAGGATTGACACCAATACAGTGGTCGTCTGACTTCTGGGTTGAGTACCTCCGCGAGAATCAATTCTCGCCCTACTTCGGTACTTCTATGGACGCGATGATCCAGCTTCAAACGGATCTTACGCGTAAGCCCGGCGACAGCGTCGTCTTCCCCACCGTCCGCAACCTGGTGGGCGCTGGCGTCACCGGAAACACCGTGCTGGAAGGCAACGAGGAAATCCTCAACGCCCGCAGCCTGAAAGTGGCGGTGTCCGTCATCCGTCATGCGGTCGCCGTATCGCAGTGGGACGAGCAGAAGAGCGTCATCGACCTGCTGCAGGCTGGGCGCCAGGTGCTGAAGAACTGGGCGGCGAACAAGCTCAGGGCGGACATCATCACATCGCTCGGTGCCATCACGGCTGACGGCGATGTGCAGCTAACCTACGCGGCGGCCTCCGCAGCGCAGCGCAATACGTGGCTCACCAACAACGCCGACCGCGTGCTGTTCGGTGCTTCCAAGTCCAACGCGGTGTCCAACGTCTACGCGACCGCGCTGACCACGATCGACAACACCGCCGACAAGCTTACCGCCGCGCATCTCACCTTGGCCAAGCGCATCGCGCGCACGGCTAACCCGAAGATCCGACCGATCCGGGTCAGCGGCGATGAGGAGTGGTACGTGGTGTTCGTGCCCAGCCTGCCGTTCCGCGACCTCATGCAGGACCCGACGATCATCAATGCCCTGCAGTATGCGTGGGACCGTGGCCGCGACAATCCGCTGTTCACAGCAGGGGATATTCTGTGGAATGGCATGGTGATCAGAGAAATACCGGAACTCCCGGTCATCGCCGACGTTGGCGCCGGCGCTGCGGTGGATGTCGCGGCGTCCTATCTCTGTGGTGCGCAGGCCATCGGCATCGCATGGGCGCAGCGCACGAAGGCAATCACCAACGAGCGTGACTACGGGTTCTTCAGCGGCGTTGGCGTTCAGGAAATCCGGGGCGTGTCCAAGCTCAGGTTTGGTGTGGACCCCACGGTGGACCAGACGAAACCTGTCGATAACGCGATCGTAACAATCTGGTCGGCTGCGGAGCCCGATGCGTAACGGACAACAGGAGGCTCGCGAGGGCCTCCTCCTTCCCTACAGGGAGACTTCCCATGGCTGACAAGAAGAACGACGACGACCGGCGTGTGCCGCACCCCGGTGCAGGGCCGGCAGCACGCACGCCGCAGGAGGACCACACACCGCGCCAGGAAGAGCAGGCCGCGCGTGAGGAGCGGGAGACGCAGCGGGGCCAGGGACGGCGCCGGGAGCCTCGTGACAAGGCGGCGCTGGACAAGCAGCAGGCCGAGCTACGGGCCGGCTGGGCGGCTGCCAGCATCGGCGCGCAGGTCGTGCTCGATTTCAACGAGGACGGCAGCCTGGGCGCCCGTGGCGGCGCGGCTGGCACTATCGAGGGCAATACCATCGCCCGCGATACGTGGCTCGGCGAGATGAGCCTCGACCCAGTGGACTGCAGCGGGCCGCCGCGTCCGCGCATGCAGGACGAGATGGTGCAGCGTGAGGCGCCTCCGCTGCCCGATGCTCGTGCCACCAAGGTCAGCAGCCTGGCGGCCGGTATCAGCCAGGGCATGGCGGGTGACGACAGTGCGCGCCAGCAGAGGGCACGGGCATGACCGACGAGCGCGAGCACGAGCGGCGCAACGTGCGGCCCGCACCGCCGGTGCCGCAGCCGGTGATCCAGGGCGCGCAGCAGGCCGAGATCGAGCCACCAACGCAGGAGGGGTTCGCCGGGACGATCGGTGCCCAGGTCGTGCTGCCGCCTGACAGCGCGGCCGCAGCCGGCGCCAAGGGTGTGTATCCGACGATCGTGGAGAACACGCTGTTGAGGAATGCCGGCTACGAGGAGATGGGCCTCGATCCGCAGGACCCGAGCAATGAGGTGACCGACCCGGATGTGCCGCCGGGCGGTGGCAATGGCGGTAGCGGAGAACCCACTGCACCGACCGTCGTCGATGTGCCGATGGTCAGCCAGTCCGGCACCACGCTGAACTGCACCATGGGCAATTGGACCGGCGAGCCGACCAGCTACAGCTACGCGTGGCAGATCAACGGCAGCACTGTCGGCACTGACCAGGCGACTTACGAGGTGCAGGCGAGTGATGTGGGTGGCACGGCCACCTGCACGGTGACGGCGACCAACGCCGCCGGCTCTACCGCAGCGCCAGTGTCCAACAGCGTGACTGTCGCGTGACACGCTCTGTCGCCACGATCGCCCAGCAGTCATTGCGTCGGCTGGGCGTGCGTGTCGTGCCGGTGGACGACAGTCCGGTGCTGTCCGAGACAGTGCCGGCTGCCACCGTCGCCACGCAGGCGCTCGTGGAACTGGGTGTCGTCGCGGCAGACGAAACGCCGGGCCCGCTCGATCAGGCGCTCATGCTGGATCGTGTCGCCTCGGTGCATGCGTCGCTCGATGCGCAGGGGGCCGTGTTCTGGACGCAGGACGCGATCCCGCGCGCATTCGCCGAGGAGTACGTCAAACTGACGGCCGCGATGGGTGCCTCGGCGTTCGGTAAGGCGGCGGACCCGGCGGTGGTGAAGATGCTGGAGGCCAGAGTGCGGGCCGGTGTCATGGTGCTGTCGAGTGACGACAACGCGCAGCAGGCGGTGCAGGCGATCCACGACGATATGGTGAGCCGGGGCATCGCTCGATGGACTGTGTTCGACATACCGGAGCCGGTTGCGGATGCCTACAGCATCCTCGCGGCGCAGCGGCTGGCTCCGTTGTTCGGCGGACAGGCGAACCCGAACGAAGCGCGTCAGGCCGAGGTGTCGATCTTCCGTTACATCGCGCTGCCGACATCCGGCGAAACCATGCGTGGGAGTTATTTCTGATGAGAGCACTTGTGCTGACGTTGCTGTTGTTGCCGTCGCTCGCGTTCGCCCAGACGTTTACGCCAGCGAGTATCAGCGGCACGGTCACCACGGGTGGCGTCGCGCAGCAACTGGCCGGCGCCTTCGCTAACCGTAAGGGGTGCGCGATCCAGAACCAGTCGGCAGCCGATCTGTGGATCAGCGACGTGGGCACGGCGGCAGCCACACAGCCCTCCATCAAGGTGCCGGCTGGCGCGCAGTATCTGTGCGGTGGTGGCGGTGGCGGTGCTCCAGGCGGTGCGCTGTCCATCTTCGGTGCGACAACCGGGCAGGCATTCGCCGGGCGCGAGTGGTGAGACGCCGCGCGCTCCTGACCGGCTCGGTGGCTACGCTGGCGACGCTGCCGGCGACGGCGCGTGCGCAGTGGGTGGACTGCGGCGGGCTGGTGCCTGCGATGGTGGCGGGGCCGTGCGTTCCGACAGCGGACCTCGATCTGACGTTCATGGCGCCAGGCTCGCTCGATCAGCGCATCACGTTCACCCGCGCGTCTACCGGGACGTATTTCGATGCGGCTGGCGTGATGCAGACGGCAGTGACCAACGCGCCACGCTGGGACTATGACGCCGCCACGCGTGCTCTGAAGGGCCTGCTGATCGAGGAGGCGCGGACCAATGCGCTGTTGCGAAGTAGCGACTTGTCGGTGGCGCCATGGGCAGTGGCTGGCGCGCTAGGGGCAACGGCGCCTGTTGTCACCGGGAATAATGCTGTCGCGCCTGATGGAACGACGACGGCGGCGAGAATTGTCCTGCCTGCGGTTTCAGCGGGCGGCATCTCGCAGGTTTCGCAGAATATCGCAACTGTCGTTGATAGTGTGTTTTCAATCTATCTCAGGGGCGCTGTAGGTGGCGAGCAGACACATCTCATATCATTAGGCGCCAGTGCCTATACGTCCTTGCGTGTGACGCTGACCACATCGTGGCAAAGGTTCTCGCTTTTCGTTCCTGCTCGCGCTGGCGGGATATATTGTGTGGTAGGCACTGACCTACGCGACGGCACTGAGACAGCCACCCCTGCGGGAACAATCTATGCGTGGGGCGCTCAGTCAGAGGCCGGCGCGTTCGCCACCTCGTATATCCCCACCACCTCGGCGGCGGTTACGCGGGCGGTCGATGCGGCCTCGATGCTGACCACGGGTTGGATCAATCCACTGGCCGGGACGCTGCTCGTTGAGTCGTCCTCGCCAGAGTCGCCTGCTGTCGGCGCCAACCGAGAGTTCGTCGGTATCGGGACTGATAGCAGCAATATCATCCGTCTGGCGATGACCAACACGGTTGGTTATCTCAGTTCGAATGTATTTACGGCGAACGTCAGTCGCGGTGGCGCATCCGATAATCGCGTGTGGCCGGCTGGCGTGTTCTTCAAGTGCGCCATTACCTACAACACGACCGGCCTCGCCCTCTCGCTGACCAGCGGCGGCACAGCCCCAGGAACTGCTGTCGCCACCGCGTTGCCAGCGTCATTCACCACGCTGTGGATCGGCGGCAGCGGGCGCGGTGGCACGGCATCTGCACCCTATCGCCGAGTCGCCTACTGGAACCGCGTGCTGCCTAACGCAGAACTGCAGTCGCTCACTAGCTAGGACAGGTCATGGGCTACAATCTCCGATATTCTGACTACGTGACCGCTGAGGGGCCGCCTAATCCAGAGGAGTGGGTCGGGCCACCCGGTCCTATGGGTCCACAGGGTATTCCGGGTCCGATGCCGGAAGGCGGGCCGTTCCTGCCGCTGATCGGTGGCACCGTTACCGGGCCGGTTGCGATCAATTATCCCTACCCCAGCGCAGCGACGGCATTCTCTGTGCAACTCGCGCACAACAACGCCACACCCACGATGCCGACGTTGTTCGCGGTGCATGCCGGGACCGGCGGATCGGTAACATCGGCCCCGTCGCCGCCTAATTACTTCGCGTTCTACACCGACAGCGACAATCTCGATGCGGAAGGTGCTGGTGGCATCTACAACTTTGGCTCTGCCATCAACGTGCAGTCGGGCGGCAAGGGCGATCGGGTGGCGTTGTATGCCACGGTCCATCAGTCGCAGGCCATGCCCGCCGGGACGGCGCACCGCTATCTGGTCGCTGGCTATTTGACTGCCAGTGCCTCTGAGAATGGTGGAGGCACCAGCGTTCCTGATAGTCGGGGTGCCGTTCTTGGCATCAATCCGCTGGCGCAGCTTGGATCTGGGGCGACGTATTTCCAGGGATTGGCCGCAGCCGAGTTCAACGTCAATGCAATGGCCGGTTCTAGCGTGCAGTATAAGACCGGCATCTCGATCATCCAGGGCGGTGGCAGTGCGGTGCAAGGCAGCGCGCACGACATTGCCATGCTCATCTGCAGCAACCCGGACGGCGGGACGGCGGCTGGCTGGAAATATGGCTTATCGTTCGGCACGCCGCTGGGTTGGTGGAACATCGATCCAACCGGCACGTTGATCGGGGCTATGACGCCGTCTCTAGCTGGGGGGCCTGCCTATCAGGCGGCATGGGGTATCGACTTCAGTGCCGTGACGTTCAGCGGCGGACTGATCCGAGGTCCTGGGTTTAGCGTCGATGGTGCCGGGCGTGTTTCGCCGTTGCTGTTCAACGCCGCCAACGATGCAGCGGCGGCGGCAGGTGGCGTGCCGGTGGGCGCGATGTATCGCAATGGCAGCGTCGTCATGGTGAGGGTGGTCTGATGCCCGACGGTGTGATCCCCGGCGGCCCCAGCTTCACCAGCACCACCACGACGCCTGTGAGCGTTCCTGGCGGGCCTGGCTTCTCCGGGCACCCGCAGCCGCCGGACGTGCCGTGCGACCCGGTGGGCGACGACTGGCGCGGTCCTCCGGGGCCTCCTGGCTCGAACGGCGTGGATGGTGCCCAAGGCCCTCCAGGCACGCCAGGCGGTCCTCCAGGGCCTGCTGGTGCCGATGGCGCGACTGGACCGCAGGGCATCCAGGGTATCCAGGGAGAGCCTGGGCCTGCCGGACCCGCTGGCGCCGGCTCCGTCGTGTCGGTCGGCACGAGCGGCACCGGCATCAGCGGCGGGCCGATTACCACTACCGGCACGCTCACCGTGGCCTGGAATGCCGGGGCAGTGTCGTCGCTCTCGGGGCTGAACCTGGCGGGCGGCGTGCTGTCGGTGCCGGCGCAGGCGTTCTCTACGCTCACTGGAGCCGCCACGTTCGCGCAGTTGCCGGCAAGCGTGCAGTCGGTGCCGATCTCGTTCCCGTTCGCCGGCAAGCCCAGCACGGGGGCCATTGTCAATGTGCCGGTGGCCATGGCCATGACGGTGCCAGCGTCGCTCGCTGGCAGCACGGTGTATGACAGCACCAAGACGACGAGCAATGCCGTGTTCACGCTGAACAAGATCAGCGGCGGCAGCACGACGGCGCTCGGTGTCGTAACTATCACGTCGGCTTCTAATACTTCCTGCACCCTGTCTGGGGCCGGCGGGAGCCTTGCGATAGGCGATGTCTTGCAAGTCGTTTGTCCGACCCAAGACGCTACTCTTTCCGATCTAGGAATAACCGTGTTGTGTTCACGGACTTAGGAAAGGTGTTTCCAACTGATTCGGTTGGAAATCCTCTCAACATGGGTAGGACCAACCCCGAAGCGGTCGCCGATGGTTCGCAAAGAGAGCCGAGTAGTCTCTCGTAGTCTGCGGATGGCACGAATATCTGCCTCGGAAAGTCTGGCCATACCATTCTTGCCTCCTCTTATCCGTGTGCCATGGCGGAGTTCATCGGATTTGTTCTCGATGCGAGTTGCCCAACGAAGATTAGAGGCTCGGTTGTCGAGCTTATCTGCGTTCCAGTGCGCCACTTCATGGCGTTCGGATGGGCGCAGGCCATGAAAAGTCATGCAAACGACGAGATGCAGAGAGATATGGTTCCCCTTCCCCAAGCAGACACAATGATAACGGCCCCGGTTCGTTGGTTGGGGACGCAGGATGACGCTATGGCGGAAACGCCTGCGCCCATTGCTCAAGACGATCCATCGGTCCACCGATCTAATACGCCCAAGGCTACTGGCTTCGTAGCCCGGATGATCAGGGACTGTGCGCCACTCTTCAATACCAGCTATGGTATGTTCAGCCATGTTGCTTACTCCAGAAGCAAGGTGGTCATGGGTCTGGCGACGGGTTGGCGCCTGTCGTCAGTCCCGCAATGTAACGGCCTAGCCCCCCAGCAGCAAGCTGGCATCTCGATCCTGGCGAGCCGCGTCTGATGCCGACAACGTGGAGCACGACCGACAAGACGGCGACGAACCTGACAAACGGCGACCTAACGGCTACCGGAACAGGTGCCGGTGGGGTTCGCTCCGTCTACAGCGCTAGCGCGGGTAAGTTCTATTGGGAAGTGCAGTTTGTCGCTGGCGCCGCGCCGGGTCTTGGCATTGCTAACGCAGCGGCAGTGCTTGCCACAGTCTGGAATACACCGACCAATGCCGCTGCGGCTTTCAACGCTAGCATCTACGTCAACAATGTGTCGCAGCCCGGCGCTGCGGGCATCGTAATATCTAACGGTACAACCATCTGTGTCGCGCTCGATATCGACGCACAGCGCATCTGGTTTCGCTCTGGCGCAGCGGGCAACTGGAACAATTCTGGCACCGCCAATCCTGCCACCAACACGGGCGGCCTCAATATTGCTGTGCTTGGTGTCCCGTTGTTCGCTCTGGTCTGCACGCTCACCAGCGCACAGCATACCGTTAATTTCGGAGCAACGGCGTTTGTCGGCACGCCTCCCTCTGGCTTCACCGCCGGGTTCGGACCTGCCGCAGCATCAACCCAGGCCCGCGTGATGGTGCTGGCGTAGTGGCGAAGGTAGCTCTCACAGGTGGCGCCTACATGGCGCACAGCGTCGCAACCTAGGAGCAAGCCGTGGCCTCCATCGCAATGACGGTGCCGTATCTGCGCACCAGCATGCTTCACATCCCGCGCCGCGACCTGGTGCTTGCCGTCGCCGACAGCCTCTATCTGCGCGTCACCGTGGTGGACAGCGACAACCCGTGCGCCCAGGGCATCGAGTTGTCCGGCGGTATCGGCGGGCCGAGCGCTGTGTTCAGCGTCTGGGCCGACATCCAGGGCTGGCACGACGATTACGGCCTGCTGCTGCCACGTTGCGGGCAGTTGGTGCATAGCACGCTGGGCACCCATCCGAGTGGCGTGGTCGGCGCGTTCGACTTCGCATTCCCCAGCGGCACCATGGTGTCGTGGCCACGTCGCTGTGGCTGGGCCGTGCAGCTCAACTACGAGGACCAGGGCGCCGAGGTGCTGGCCACCGGGCGCATCGTCGTGCGGCAGATCGGGGCGCCGTTCACGTTCGCCGCTCCCGGCCTGGCCACGAGCGCGGGCGTGCCCGTCCACACCTCCAGCGGGGAGCAGGTGCTCGCATGAGCGGCTATATCGAAATCGACGACATGCCCGACCTGGGCGCTGTCACCGACACCACGGACATCGTTGGGGAAAAGGCCGGTAGCGGGCTGTTCAGTGCCACAGCCTTACGGGATTACGTGCTGGCAGCAATGCCGACACCCACGCCACCACGAGGCGGCATCAACGGGCTGACGCTGTTGTATTCCACGGGCACCTCGCTGGCCGTGACAGCCGGCGCATGCGTGGACAGCACAAACACGACGATCATCACGTTGCCGGCGATGAGCAAGACCACCAGTGGTCCGTGGACACCTGGCAACGGGACCAGCGGCATGGGTAACGGCCTGACCGTCGTCATTAACGGCTGGTACCATGTCTTCGCTATCGTGGTCGGCGGCGTGGCGGACATGTATTTCGACACATCGCCCAGCGCCGCGAACAAGCCGGTCGGCACGACCGCATGGCGTCGCATCGGGTCATTCGCAACAACCTCGCCAGCCACGATTGTGCCGTTTGATCAGTACGGCGATCGGGTGGATTGGCGGGCGCCAGTGCCGGTTTACAGCGGGTTGGTTGGCGTGACGACGGCCGTGACGACAGGCATTTCCGGTGTGCCCAACGGGTTTGCGGCTGAGGCGATGTTGACGGTGGCGCTGTCCGATCCGTCCACGACCGCCCAGATCTATATCTCTTCGCTGGCGCAAACCGATCAGCCGGCGGCTGCGCCGAATATCACTGCACAGATCGGGCCAGCGATTGCGCTGGCTGTTCCTGTCCGGGTTATGACCAACCCGGCGCAGAGCTTCCGCATTCGCGTTGCTGCTGTCACAACGTCGATCGTCATCGCCTGCAACGGCTACATCGACACACGCGGTCGCGGCGAGTGAGCGACGCACTTACCGCACTCCGGACGGCACTGGCGCCCAAGACCGGGCTGCGGCGCATTCCGCTGACGCTGGAGAGCTACCAGCACCAGAGCACGCAGCTTAGCTCCAAGCTCCTGACAAACATGTTTGCAGAACAGCAGCCGGCTGACGCGCGCAGCCATGTGGCGCTTATCCCCACACCGGGGCTGTCGCTGCTGTTGAACGTCGGCACCGGGCCAATCCACGCGATCAACGACGACCTGCCTGGCACGATCTACGTCGTGAGCGGCACGCACTTCTACCGGCTGGTCTATGACGTTGGCACGGCGGCATGGGTGGCGTCCGACCTGGGTGACATCGGCACGCCGTCCGGCGGCTACGTGGACGACCAGCGGCTCTATTCCATTGCGGTGGGGTCGACCGCTGCCGTGGTCTGCGTGCCGCCCAATTCGTATGTGACATCGGGCGGCAGTCCGGTGGCGCTCATCACCACGACATGGCCGAGCTACGGGGCGTCGTCGGTGACGCATCTGGACGGGTATTACGTGTGGACGGGCCAGATGGACCCGACGCAGTTTTTTATCAGCCGGCTGCTCGATCCGAGCATGGTCGATGCGCTGGACTTTGCGTCGCTCGATGCGTTTCCGAATGCGATATTGAAGGTGCTGACGCTCGGCAGCGATCTGTGGTTCGCCGGGGCTGCTGGCTGGGAGATCTGGTATAACGCGGGCAACGCGGACTTTCCGTTCCGGCGCCGGGCCAACGGTGTCATCCAGCGGTCTATGGGTGCGGTGCGCTCCATCGCGAAGGGCGACAAGAGCCTATACTGGTGGTCGGCCGACAACCGCATCTACCGCAGTGTCAATTACGGCGAGGAGCGCATCAGCACGCACGCGATCGAGGCGCAGGCCGGCGGTGAGATCACCACCGCCTACGTCTACAACCAGTTGGGACACATCCATTACACGCTCAACTTCCTCGACCGCACGCTGGTTTACGACACGCTCACCAAGGTCTGGCACAACGCGTCATCGACCGAGGACGGCAACAGCCCGTGGCGCGGTTCGTGCTCCACGGCGAACACCGGCCTTCCGTTCATCGGCGACAGTGCGGCCGGACGGCTGATGGTGGCAGAGCCGCTGTTGAGCACCGACATGGGCGTGGCAGTGCGGCGTCAGGTCGTGCTGCCGCCACTCTATGACGTGGGCAAGCGGGTTTACTGCTCGCGGCTGGAAGTGGAGATGGAGGTGGGCGGCGACCGGACGCCAGGCGATATCGTGCTGGAGTGGAGCGATGATGGCGGCGTGACGTACACGGGCAGCCGGGTGATGAACGCCGGCGCGGTGGGACAGACGCGCAAGCGAGTGTTCACCACGCGGTTGGGTTCCTTCCGCAACCGGGTGTTCCGGCTGACCAGCCAGCATGCGATGTCAGTGTATGCGCTCGATGCCGATATTGTGGAGGGCGCGCACTGATGGTGGATGTTCTCACAGCGCCGGCCTTGCTGGAGCCGCCGTTCGCCGAGCCATTGATCGATGCTGCTGGGTTTGTGTCGCCGTTCTGGGTGGCGTGGATGTCCAACCTGGCCGGAAGGGTCAACGTCGGCAACACGGGCGTCACGCGGGCCGGACCCGTTACCAGCGACGGGAGCGGCAATGTGTCCGTCACGTTCGATCCGCCGTTCCTGACTGCCGTGACGTATGTCGCGATCCATGATTTCACCGGGGTGGCAACCGACCTGGCCGGCATCACTGCCGACGCGACCGGGTTCACGGCGGCAATGGTGGACGGTGGCGGGTTCGCCCTGCCGGGGCATACCTGTAACTTCTGGGCAATAGGCTAC